CCTTTTAAAACATCGCTGACATGAAAGAATTAAAAGATAAGGAAAGGATAATGTTGTTTATTGATTGGATTATAGATAATAAACAAGAAATTAACTTCGGTGACCTACATGAATATATGGAGGAATACCTTAAAGTATTAAGAAAATGAAACAACCCTATCAAATAAGAATAGAACCAGAAATGAAGGCACAGCTACAAAAACTAGTAGACAAAAACGACACAAGCGTTAACCACGAGATTAGACAGGCGATTAAAAAGCGTTTGCAAGAAAAATAATTGAGGGTAACGGTTTGGCTATGTGTAGTTTGTCCACTTTATTACTTAAAAAACTGGACATTGATACGTTGCAAAGCCTTAATGGTAAACGGATAGCGAGAAAGCACCTAAGTGGTAAATTACATATAGGTGATGTTAGCAAATTCGTTTTAATGTTTGCTAATGCGAACAACTAACGGGAGTTTTTGCCCAATTTAACAACCAATAATGATTATGAACAGAGAAGAACTACAAGAAGAGTACAGGGAATTAACAGGAAAGCCAATATTTGAACTAAACAAGAATGACGTTGCCGTTTCTGATGATTACATGGTATGGCTTGAAAACAAGATAGTGAAAGGGCGAACATTCCCTTTAGTTGATGTTATAAGCCGTTTTTTAACACAAAGGAAATTAGGTAAAGAGGTTGAGCAATTAGCTTACTACTTAGGTGTAGAAAAATCGGAGGATAAAGAAATACTAAGAAAGTGGAATAAGGGAAGAAGGTTATTAGATGGCATAAATGATTACGTGAAAAATGGCTTATAATGAGTACAAGTAAACGCAGGTTTTGCATATAAAAGAGACTAAGATGAAATTATTTAAAAGTAAAATTGAAAAACTAAAGGATAAAATTAAGGATGAAAACTTGAGTTTACTTGATGTTAGCGAGCGTAATTGCGAGTACACACTTGAAAAGATGCTACACTGGCAAGATGAAGATTACGACTGGGTAGAATGGAACGAGTTTAATGATAGCTGGTTTTATTGCGACCACTGCAAAGATTACAGCGAGGGACAATGTATTTGTTATGCTCGCTAATGTGAAAAAGTAATGGGTGTTTTTGCCCGAACTAAAAAGATTAAGATTATGAGTGAAGCGGAGAAATATTACAGAATGATGTACCCAGATGTTGATAAATTATCGCACATGGATAGAGAAATAATATTACTACTTAAAGGATACAAAGAAGTGATAATGCAAGGGCAATAATACCCATTACTTTCTGTTACCAAACTGTTTTAATATTTGGTAACACTAAGCTAAAAAATCGTTGAGGCACGAAATGTATTTTAGCGGCTGTTAAATGCCGTTTCAATGGCACGTTTTCACGAAAAAAAATAATAAATCGTAAAAAGTTTTGTACTTTGCGTTTTTTTGTTATGTAAATGATTATTTTTGTAATCTAACAAACAAAAAAGCATGGCAGGAACTGGTACTTTCACCTTCGAACAGTCTGGAAGCGTAACAATAGGCACTAAAACTTATTCTTTCTCAAACACAGAAACATTAACGGCGGTTACTAACGTATTCGATCAAATCATTACAGTAGATTCAGTAACTGAATCAATTATCGCAACCGTAGCGGCAGAAAATGCTGGTGCAACTTTCAAAGATATTAATTTCGTATACATTGAGAATAAAGACACTACTAACACGTGTAGAATCCGTTATAAGGATACGGGAGCGCATACCGTTGACTTCGATTTAGACGCGGGTAGAAGTATTGTACTTTGGAACAATGAAATTAACGTGTCGGCTACTGCTGGTGCGTTTAGCGCGTTTACTAGTTGGGATACAATTAACGCCCAGTTCGATACCGCTGATGGTGAGTTGTTTGTTTTTGCATGTCAAGTATAAAACATAACAAATGAGCCATTTAAGACGTAGGGATTATTTTAGTATTATAAGAGAACAGGATTTAGACGTTGTTTTAACTCAATTGGAGCAAACAACCGCTTTACCCGTTGCGAAAGTATTAGAACAGGCCGAAAAAAGAGTAATAGATAAAGTTTCTGCTAACATTTGTCACCGCTATAACACCGAGCTAATATTCACAGACATACTAACGTGGAGCGTAAGTAATCAATACAACATAGGCGATTTAGTACAATATTCTGAGACAGCATACAGTCAAGTAGCTACTTATTCGGTTAATGATCTTGTTAGCTTTCAAACGACGGTAGGCGGTGTAATACATAACGACGTTTATATTTGCATCATAGCCGTTTCTAGTCCTGAAGTATTCGTTACTGCTAAATGGACAAAGCAAGCCCCTAATGATTCTTTATATGTCGTTAGAGAGCCCGTAATTACAACTAAGCCGGGTACTAACTTTTCATATACTACAAACTTATTCACAGGCAACCATGATACGATTAAAGGATGGGACACTACGCAAGATTTATTCTTTAAAAGGGATGGTAACCAAGTTAAAATATATTACAATGCCGCAGATCGAACAAGTGATTCGGATTATATCGGCGTTGTAGACGTAACCGACCAAGTAAAAACATTCCCTTCAATAATTCCAATAACTACAGGGGTTGATAGAGAGAATCAATTAAGCGGCGATCTAGCTATTATAGGTTTCATGCCAGACGGTCAAGAGTGGAACGTAGTGGCTTCAAATCCTTACCAGTTAGAAGATAATAGAAGCCAATTAATACTAGGTATTATAATTGACCTTGTTTTATTCGATATACACGCATTAATTAACCCTCGAATGATTCCAGAGTTAAGAGGTGAGCGTAAAGATGATGCAATGCAATTATTGAAGGATATTAAGAAAGGTGTCATATCACCTAAATTACCTTTATACCACGATGAGACAAAAGGTGCTCGAATCCTTTACGGGAGCGAATCGAGAACTGAAAATACATTTTTTAAAAGAGGTACAAGTGGATTATATTAAGGAATTACCTAAGCAATTAGGCTACGCGTCTATAGTCGTTTTATCTTCCGTGATATGGTTACCGATAACCTGTTATAAAATGGGGTTAATGATTTCGGATAACGTTACGGCTGCATATATAAAAACAAAGAGTAAATGATAGAAGATATTAACCACAGGTTCACTTCAAAAGGTATTTCTAATGCAGACAAGTCAATGCCTAAGAAATTTGAGGCCGTAGATAACTTAGAAAAACGAACCAGAGCGAGACAAGCTAATGATTTACGCGATTGGTCAAGGGCTTTAGATATAGCTGAAAAGAAAGACAACCCAGACCGTACTGAGCTGATGTATATCTATAAAAACATGGAAATCGACGGCCACGTTCAAGGTATATTACACGTTCTAAAGAATAAAATCAAGGCTAAGGAGTTTATGATTATTGATTCTGAAGGTGAAGAAGATGAAGATACAACCAAGTTATTTGAATCCAAATGGTTCTTTAAATACTTAGATTGGAGTATAGAAGCATCCTTTTACGGTTTTAGCCTTATTGAATTAGGCGCTTTAACTGATAGTCAGTTCAGGGATATGCAATTAGTACCTAGGGAACACGTTATACCTGATTTGGGTGTTATTAAAAAAGGGCTTCATAGGTTTTCTACTGGTGATCCACACTTTAATTATAAAGAAGATGAAGCGTTAAGAGATTGGTTTTTGTTTATTGGAGACGATAAAGATTTAGGATTGTTTAATAATATAGCTCCTCAAGTTATATCAAAGAAACACATTTTTAGCGCGTTATGGCAGTTCATTGAGATATTCGGAATACCTATGAGAATAGGACGTACCGATATGGATGACCCAAAGCAACGTGAACGTATGGCCGCTATGATGGAGAACATGGGGCGTGCTTCATGGGGTGTATTTGACTTGGAAGATAGTATAGAGCTTAAGGAAAGCGCAAAGGGTAATGTTGAGATGTTCCTAGAGGCTATTCGGATAGCTAACCAAGAAATCAGTAAGAATTTTACAGGTGTTTCAGGTATGTTTGAAGATAAATCTTTTGTTGGGTCTGCTGAAGTTCAAGAAAGGTTGTTAAAAGAGCTTATTTTATCATTTTGCCGCATGATTATGTTCAATATTACTGACGGCTTAATTCCAGCTATGATTAAACAAGGTGCAACCGAGTTGGAAGGTAAATCTTTCAAATGGAAAGCAGATGACCTATTAAGCACGATGGAAAAAGCTGAAGTAATATCTAAATTAGCACACGCCTACGAGTTTTCTCCTGAGACAGTGCAGGAGGCAACGGGTTTAGATGTCGAAAGCCTTAAAGTAAACGAGCCTGAAGAAGGTGTAAATGTAGCTGGTAGGGTGAAAGATATTTACGCTGCATTTGAATTAGATAAAAATAAAAAATAGTATGTCGCGCGAGATCAAAGAAATACATGATGAAATGATTGTGGAAAAGGAAACCCACACTCAATTAGACGGCCTTTTACCTAAACCAGATAGCGCACAGGGGTTTTTAGATCAGCTAAGTTCACCTTCCAAGGTTGCTACATGGCGAACATTCATGCGAATAATAGCTTCAGTGGTTAAGTTTCATGAAGATTTATTCGATGCGTTTAGGGATGAAGTAGAGCTTAGGGCAGTTGATATTGTACCATCTACGGCTAGAAAACTAGTAATTATAGCTAAAGAGTTCCAATACGGGGATTTATTAGTGTTTGATTCGGCCACAGGTAAGTTTAGTTATGAAGATACTATTTCTGCTGCTGCTGCTGCAAAAAGAATCATTACTCAAGCTAGTGTACTAGACGCTAATAGGGTTGTTACTTATAAAGTAGCCAAAAGCGACCCTTTAGAAAAGCTTGTTTCGGCTGAACTAACCGCATTCACAACCTATATCGACGAAACCAAAGTGGCTGGGACTAAAACGGTAATTGTATCCGATGATGCTGATTTCCTTAAATTGGCTTTCACTATAGAGTACAATCCATTAGTATTAAAGGCCGATGGTAGTCTTATTTCCGACGGTACATTCCCAATACAGGAAGCTATAGTTAATTATATCGAGGGCTTACCGTTCAATTCTATATTTAGAGTGCAAGAACTAACTGATGCGATACAAGCCAATGCTACGGGCGCGGTTAATATCGTTGCCGATGTTGTCGAAGCTGCTGATTCGGTTCAAGCCTACACTAATGTATTAGGTATTAATACTGAATCATATCAACCTTTTTCGGGTTACTTCAATACGGTTAATGAAACAGGTACAGAGGCCACACCAGTATATGGTGATATTCCAATATTAACTAATGCTGATTACGATGCTACTATATTGTATGCTTCGGGTGATTTCGCTAGGTTTGGCGGTTTAATGTATAAATCCAATGTAGCTATAACTGTTGCCGAAGCTTTCGATTCAACCAAATGGGATACCATTGCTAATATAACTCTTATTTCCGCATCTTAATGTATAAACTAAATTTTAGGGACGTAGTTACCGCTTTAACTCCTTGGAGGTTAAGGAAACCTAAGTATTTAAGATATTTATATTCTCTTATTAAGCCATTAGATACGTTGAATGATAACGATATTCCAATTCAATACTTTGAGCAGGGTAACGTAAGGAATACGACTTACAGGGGTACCTATAGTGCCACGAGCACTTACAAGCCCGGTGATATTGTACTTTATGCTGGTGTGGCGCAA